AATTCAGTAACATTTGTAAAAAATATGATTTCAATCCAGTGTTGGCTTGGGAATATTTTGAGGAGTGTGTATAATGAATAATTTATTTTGGATATGTGTTGGTATTACACTTGGTGCATTATTTCCTAAACTAACTGATACTGCATCATTAGTTATGACAAGAATATTTGAATTACTAATAGGAGTTTAACATGAAAATGAAGTATGAAGAATTTGTATCAATTATGGACGAGTCGTTTAACTATAAATTAGACTTCAAGTCTTGGAATAGAGATGAGTTTTTACAGTTTTGTAGAGATTTTTTCAATGGTAAAACAGAGTATTATATGGACGAAAACTTCAAGAAATATTTTGCAAAAAAATGCAAAAAAACCCTTGACATTGGTTTCAGAGCATAGTATAATAAAGACATAAAGTAAAGAAAGAAAGGTAAATTATGAAAAATTATGTAAGTTTAGAAAGAGCAAAATCAGTTGATAAAGATGTATTGATTGATAGAGCGTTTGATAAGTTCAACAAACAAAATGTTGACAAGAATGGTAACTATGTTAAGTATAGTGACCTAGAACAACACTTTGATGGTAATACTCAAATGTATGAAGGTCTTCAACAGTTAGAAGACGGATTGATTGATTACATTGAGATTATTCAAACTGTTAAAAGTATGGTTAAGAACAAGTTAAGAGATGGTAACTTTGGTGTTGACAAAGAAGTCAGAGATAAGTTATTCTATGAGATTCAAGACCTACAAACATATGCCAATCAGTGGTTACCTGATTACGCAGGTGATGTGATTGGTGGTTTTAACAAACTTGTCGGTGATACTGACGAAGAAAATTTTCATCAACTATAAGAGAGAGGATATTATGGAAAAAATACAATTACCAAAATGTGAAATTGAAAAAAGACAAAGAGTCCACGATTTAGAAAAAACTGTGTTGGCTCTAAATGAGTGGTTTGAGAAAGAACTCAATGGGTATATGTCATCAAAAAATGTAATGACTATTCCGTCTGGAGGTAACAATGAGTAATAGAAAGGTTTGGAGAAATCTGGGTTATCCTCATTACGCCAGTAAAAAGTTTACACCAGAAGAGTACAAGGTGTATGTAAAGAATAATAACAAGATTTTTGAGTACACAGGCGAAGATAAAATCGTGTCTGTTACTGAAAAAGAATATAAACTTCCATTTTAGAAAGAGGTAAATTATGATGTTAGAAGGTTATACAGTAAACGAAATACAAGACATTATTCAAACTGCAATTGACAGTGCGAATGATGATAAGGGTCATGGTGTAGAAGGTGCACTTGACGATTTACAATCTTTGGTGAGTGATTTAGATGAACACCAAAATATACAAATACCATTAGTGAAAGAGGTGAAATAATGTCATTCAATATAGGTGAGAGACCAAAATTCAATCATTACTCTGACCCAGGTCATTCTTGGGTTAGAGTACCTTTCTTATTCATTAACTATTTGATGTTAAAGAATAGGATTTCATCTTACTCATATGTAAAGGGTAAGTGGATATATTTAGAAACAGATTGTGATTACTCTGTATTTTTAGAAGCGTTTAGAGACCACTGGGGAAGAAAAAAAGACCCTATATTAGTCGATAAGTACACGGACAATATATCGAGAATAAGATATTACGACTCTTATTCTTCCGATTTAGTCACGGTTTAGAAAAATTTTTATAAGAATAAATAGAAACAAATGGCAAAGATAATTAACTTTTCTGACCACTTTCGTAGAGAACAATCAGAAAATAAGTTGCGAAGAATAAAACAACAATTAAACTCTGCATTAGGACTAAATCTATCAGACGATTCAATACGATATCTAATGACAGAACCTGGAGTAAATATGGAAGACCCAAAGACTAAATCACCCGAACAACTCACACTATTTGATTTTTTACCAACAGATAAAGAAACAGAAGAAATAGAGTTTATATCTGACGATGGTGATGAATTTATATTTGAACTGGAACCAGACTATGACGCCTGATTGGACTAAACCAAAAATAGACGAACAACAATTAGGACAGTTTTCAGATAAACCAAAAAAACCAAAAGAAGTGAATGGACCTAAAGGACTTGAACCTACGAGATATGGTGATTGGGAACGAAAAGGAATATGTTACGATTTCTAGGAGAGAGAAATGCCCTACATACCTGCAATCAAAGTGATTATCACATTGTTAATCATACAACTAATACTACACATTACAGAAATATTAATCGATTTAAATCTAATAACAATCTAGGAGAGGAGAGAATGGGATACGAACATATACAAAGAGGTGTATCAGAAGTATTACAGAAACAAGAAAAAGAGAAGCAAGACATACTACTTGTAACAGAAGAAATAGTATGTTGTGAGAAAGACCACCCAAAGGTATATATCAATGTACCATCAGGTGGAAAGGTGATGAGATGTCCATACTGTAATCAAGGATACATGAGAGAATAATGTATAGAATTGTAACACAAAATAGATGTGTCTATTGTATTAAAGCGAAACAGTTAATGAACGAGAATGATATAGAGTATAGAGAGGATTCTTTGACCGGAAGTCCTTTTCTCAAAGAAGAAATGAAGCGTATGGGATATAAAACAGTACCACAGATATGGAATCATAGAGGAGAACATATAGGTGGATATGATGATTTAGTCAGATATTTTGAAAGAACTATATTGAGTGAAACAAAGTGATTTAACCATATTGTCTATATGTGCGATAGTTTTACTACTATGTAATCTCTGCGTAGGAATCTATTTAATTGTTTTAAAAATATGGTGAAGTGTCCATTTGATTTTGTTGCATATCGGCTTTCGAAGCGATTCACCCCAAAAAATATATAGAGAATCTGTTGTAATAATACAACAACCACCAAATTAATTTGCATTTATTTGCATAGGGCCCTTGACAACCCCTAGTATACCCTTTATACTATACTTGTAAACATTGAGAAAGGCATATAAATTATGAAAGATTCAGATAGATTCGAACAATATAGAACTGGTATGAATGTACTATTTAAGTATGTACCAGACTTTAGTGCACCCCTTATGATAGAAGGTGTGATTAAGAACATCGTTACCAATTCAACTGGAAAGAGATTAGAGTACCTCGAAGTTGAGGCGGTGAAGTCAAAGCTTATGCACTTCATAAGTAATGATGAAGTTTATTCCACTATTGAGTATGGTGGTTAATATAGATTGAGGATTTGCACCTCCGACCCTACTGGAGTTCATATCGAACTAGGTGCTTAAAGAGCACACTGCATAGGTCGGGGGCCTTACTGCGGCCGGCGGCGTAAAACATCACCGGCAGTTATAATCTATAAATGTAATAAAGATACAACGGAATATTTTATGATATGTAATTTTTATGGTAACCCAGACTACTGGCGAAATCACAATAACAAATGGTTAGAAGGTAAATGGTTAGTAAAGAAGAAATAATCAAACGAATTAAAAAAGATATGCTTACAAAAGGTTATCTGAATAAGTATAGTAGTTGTTTAAGTAAGCCCACCCCCCGAAAATCTGACTAGCATGATTTCGACTCCTTGTATAAAGGTATGTAAACTGATTGGAAACAGATGTGTAGGGTGTGGTCGTACATTCAATCAAATTAGTAATTGGTTAAACTATACTGAAAGTAAACGAAAAAGAATAATGGAGAAGTTGCATGGACAATGACCCTTATTTACAATTAATGAATGAAATGAAAAGTATTCGTAAAGAGATGAAAGAATTAAACGATAAACTGGACAGCCATATATCGTTTATAGAAGGCGTATATCGTGGACTACGACACCCACTTGACAAAGTAAAGGGTTGGTTCTCATGATATGCCTATTGACAAATCGTAGTTACTGTGATATAGTAGCTACATAATAATAACTAAACTATGGAGTGTATATGTATAAAAAATTAAGTACAACACAAAAAATTATAAACAAACTTAACTCTGGTCGTAATGTGACTTGGTCTTATCTCAAGACAAAAGTTAAATCACCTAGAAAACTGATTGATTCATTGAGAGCATCAGGTATGTGTATCTATCGTAATAATACTACACAAGGTGTTGCGTATAGAGTTGGTAGACCATCAAGAGCTATGATTGCTGCGGCAAATGTTGCTATGGGTTCTACTGCATTAGCTTACTTTGGTAATACTGGTGCGAATTCGTAAAGAAGTTTTAGCTGGATGGACACTCATTGCTTTGATAGTAATGAGTGTTTACTCTTTTTGCTCAATGTCGATGCAAGTGCTCGATGAGAAGCATAAGAATATGACTTACGAGGAATGGGTTAAGCCTCGTCTGTTACAGTAAAAAAATAGCGTAAAAAAAGCGTGAAGACCCTTGACTTATATTGAGAGTATGTTATAGTAATATAGAAAAGAAAGAATTTATGAAAAAAAGATTATTACCCTTTAGAAGTGACAGAGTAGCAAAGTATTATGCAGAGTACCCTGGGTCAGTTTATATCGGTTGGGTCGATAAGAAAGACTTACCCTATCGTTGTGCCTTTGGTGATTACGATGGTGGTGCGTATTGTGTAGAAAGAGATGATGAATGAGTTATACTTTGTTTATTGTTTTAATTTTTACAAATGTGTTTGAAGGTCAACAAAAGACTTTTAGTATTGATGTACCTGACCAGACGATTGAAACTTGCGATGAGGCGATTGAGAATCTACAAATTGATTTAGATTTTCCTGGTATGAAATTTAGTGTCGCTGCGTATTGTGAACCAGGAGGTAAGAATGCTTAATGTTTGGTACAAAGTTTGTGACTTTGTTGAATTTAAAATGTGGCCACATAAATTAGAGATACTTGTATTGATACAAGCAATACTTTCTTTGATATTGATATTTGGTTTGTTTTATTCATTAGGAGTTGATTGTTCATGAGTTGGAAAGTAAATTCAGAAAGAATAGCAAAAAGACACAACATACAAACATTTGATAAGTTGACTTATGAACAAGCAAAAGAAATAGGTTTTTGTTATTGTGTACCTTACACAAACAAAGAAGCATCAAAAGAATATGCAAAAGGTGCGAAGGCAGAATTAGATTATAAATTTGAACAATGGAAGAAAGGAGCATCATGAAACTATTAATTGGTATAATCATTGGATTCTTTTTGACTTGGTATTTTCCAATCGAAGATGAAATTGAATCAGCATTTAATAACTCTGATAGATTTTTAGAAGCTGTCATGGACACAATGAATGAAGTCAAAGAAGATAATTCAGTTTCCGAGTAAACAAGAGTTTCGTATAGAGTTTATGATAGATGATGAAATCTCTATGAGAGGCTCTAGTCAAAACATACATTGGAAAATAGAACATAATTATGGTATCGCTAAAGTACAAGCGAGAACAAGAAAACAAGCAAAAGAATTCATCTGTGAGTGTATAGATGTTTTAGAATGGATAGAATGAAATATACTTTAATACTACTGGCAACAATATTATGCTCAAGTTGTTCAAATGTACAACTTGGTTGGAATGAAGATTGTCAATGTCAATTACGAAAACAATTTTAAGGAGAAGTATATGAAAATATTTTTAGTTGCATCTTTACTGTGTATCAGTGCATGTGCAGATAAAGGATATGAAGCATTACCTAATCACGACCACATTAAGTGTACTGGTAAGTGTGATGTAAGATTAAAATAGGAGTTCGTATGAACAAAGATAGATTATGTGCATACTTATTAGTAGCACTCTTTGCAATACTTTACATCATAGGATAACATCATGTGTGGTTGGTATCCTTTAGAAATAGAACATGGACGAAAGAATAAACGAAATATGGAACGAGTTACAAAACCACTTCTCAAGCGAAGTACCAAACCCATACAACTATCCTAAATGTTTTTGGTATTATTTGCAAGTTTATAAGTTTGATAAAGATGAAGGTAGAGTTAATAGATAAAATGGGAACTGACTTGTCTGTTGTAAATGCAGCAAGAGTATCCTACGCAAAAGTAAAAGAGAAATTTGAAGCTTCAGATGAACGATTAATTCGTTATCTGGCAGAACACAATCACTGGTCGCCTTTCGCACATACCTTTCTTTCTTTTCGCATCAAGGCACCAGTGTTTGTGGCTAGACAATTAGTCAAACATCAAATAGGTTTAGTTTGGAATGAAGAGAGTCGTAGATATATTTCTGATGATGTAGAAATATATCGCATAATAAACTGGAGAGAGAAACCACAACATAGTAAACAAGGTAGTGGTGAGAATTTAAAACTATCTATTGATATTCAAACTGAAATAAATGAACATTTAAATCAAGGTGTAAGTCTTTACAAAAAATTATTAAATGAAGGTGTTGCACCAGAACAAGCTCGTTCTGTATTACCACAGAGTATGCACACGAATTGGATATGGTCTGGAACACTATATGCTTTTGCAAGAGTGTGTGGTTTACGATTAGATGACCATGCACAAAAAGAAACGCAACAGATTGCAAAACAATTAGACATACATTGTGAAGATGCATTTCCTATCTCATGGAAATACTTGACAAAACATAAGGAATAAAGTATAATGAGTAAATGGTGGAAAGGGTTTCTATTTGGAGTCCTCACAACAATAATAACTTTAATACTATTAATAAGATGATATTAGAATCTGAAATCTTACGACAAGCAATCAATGATTGTGGTTCTATGGTTCGTAAGTATCAATTTGAAAAAGACAAAAAAGATATATGTTCTTTTTGGTGGAAACAAATTATTCAACTTACAAAAAAAAGAAAAAAAGTTTTGAAAGAAGAACATCGACAGGCCAAAGAGATAGCTGATTATTTCGAATAAATAAGAGTATGGAAAATTCATACTTTATGGGCCGAGATGGTTTTATGTGGTTCATTGGTGTCGTTGAAGATAGAAACGACCCAGAGAGATTAGGCCGAGTCAGAGTTCGTGCACTTGGCTATCACACCGAAGATAAAACTAAAATCCCAACAGACAGTTTACCTTGGGCAACAGTAATGATGCCTGTTACTACACCATCTATGAATGGTTTAGGTCACACACCTTTTTTAGTACAAGGTTCGTGGGTAATTGGTTTTTACAGAGATTCTCAACATCTACAAGAACCTGTAATCATGGGAACTCTTCCAGGTAGACCAGCTGACTATTCAAATACTGATACAGGTTTTAGTGACCCTGGTGATAATAAAGATTATGGTTATTACGATAAAGAAAAAGACACCTATACATATCCTGTAAGAAAAGAAGAGTCAGATATAAATCGTTTGGCTGTACCAAGTGTAACTCATGGTAATCGTTCAGCCAGAGATGACGCAGCAACACTTGAAGTACCTTTAGCAAATACAACGACCACTTGGGACGAACTTAAAACAACTGATGAAACATCAAGAGGTAAAACAGAAGAACGAGGAACATCTACTGAAACAAATGATGAAAGAGAAGAAAAGAAAAGAGTTGGTTCTGAATATCCATACAATCATGTTAGAGAAACAGAATCTGGTCACATTGTAGAATTTGATGATACTCCGTTTGCAGAGCGTGTGCACGAATATCATCGTACTGGAACTTTTTACGAAGTAGATGCTGATGGTAATAAGGTAACAAGAATTGTTGGAAGTAATTATGAAGTTGTTGCAGGTTCTGAATTTGTAAATGTTAAAGGTGATTGTAATTTAACAATAGACTCTAATTGTAGAACTTATGTAAAAGGTAATTGGGATATACAAGTTGATGGTAACCTGACAGAAGTAATTAAAGGTAATCATACTGAAACGATTGATGGTAGTCATTCTGAAACAATTAAAAAATCTCAATCATCAAGTGTAACAGGAAGTGTATCAGAAACTTATGGTGGAAACCAAGATACTAGAGTTACAGGTAATATAGATATTCGTGGTAAACGAATAGATTTAAACAAGGAGTAATCATGGGTCATGATGATAGTCCAATAATTATAGAGCAAAGTATAGATAACTTTGAAGGAACTAAAAGTATTAATGTTAATGCTTCAGAAGGTATGTCCGATGTAGAAGCTGGAATACAATTTATTTATGATATAAAATATCATACAACAGATATTGCTATAGCAACAGCGTATGGTCTTTTCATTTATTTAATCGTTAGACTCATAAATAAAATTACATCATAGGAAGATATAATGCCACCTAGAAAATCTAGAAAAATACAAGTGATAGTTCACGAACCTACATTTAAAAGAACATCTATTGGTAGAGGTAAAGTAAAAACATCTACAATGAATAAAAACAAAAGAAGAAGTTGGAAGAAGTATCGTGGCCAAGGGTGATGGAGAATATATTATACTGGTGAATGGTAGAGTGAAAACTTATACCAACTGGGAAGATTTACCTAGTTCGTTTGAGAACATAATTAAATTTAATCCGACACCTCCTCCTTCACCTCACACAAAAGAAGACCACGACTATATAGAAACATTTGATAAGAAACTTCACGAACTTATGGATAGAGAGGAAGAGTAATGGGAACATTAACAGTAGACAATTTAAATGTAAATAGTAATATTATCGGTGGTAAAATCAATGCACCAATGTTTTTAGCAAATTTAAATTCTGACCAAACTGTAACAAATAATGCAAGAACTAAAATTCAATGTGCAACAGTAGTATTTGATACTGCTGGAAATTATGATAACTCAACTAATTTTAGATTTACACCAACAACTGCTGGTAAATATTATGTATTTGGTCAAGTTGAAATTTATGCAACTGGTCAATCAAATTTGCAATGGTTATTAACTGAAGTATGGAAAAATGGAACAAGTAGCAGTAGTACTACTAATGTGTTTCAAGGTTATACTGACCATAGAAATAACTATGGTGATGGTGGTAATGCATATGCTGGTGGTATTTTTGATATGAATGGCTCAAGTGATTATTTGGAATTGTATGCTTATCCCAGCACAACAAGTGGAACACCCACAGCGGCGGCTGGTACTGATGGAAGTTATTTTGGTGCGTTTAGAATAGGAGTGTAGAAAGGATTAAATATGGCAAGTCTTGATAAAAAAATAGAAGCATATATGGGAAGAAGTGTTGATTTTATGAAAGAAGTAACTTTGCAAGATGATGGTAAAGGTGCATATATTGCCGAATGGAATATTAAAGATAAAACTAAACCAACAGATGACGAACTTAAAGCTAAAGAATCTGATGCAGATAAACTAGAAAAAAATGCAATAGTAATAGATAATAGAAAAGCAGAATATGGTTCAGTAGAATCACAGATAGAATACATTACAGAAAATGGTATTGACAAATGGAAAGAAAAGGTTGATGCTATAAAAAAGAAATATCCAAAGGAATCGTAAATGCCAGCAGTAACAAGAAAAGGTGACGCAGATGTCACTCATTGTTCAACACCATTTAGATTGGGTTGTTCAGAAGATGTATTTGTAAACAATATCGGAGTATCACGACAAGGTGATGTAAATACAGTTCATGTATTACCTGGTTTACCTTGTCCTTCTCATCAACAAGTTATTACCACAGGTTCAACAACTGTCTTTGTAAACAATGTAGGTTGTGGTCGTATTGGTGATGGTATTACAGCTTGTACTTCAGTTGCACAAGGAAGTCCTGATGTTTTCGCAGGAGGTTAGTATAAATAATATCAGGAGAAACCTATGCCAACTTCTGGAAGTTTAAATTACGATGCTAGTATTACGAATGAGAAACGAAGTGTTCGTATATACAAAGATTTAAATCTAAATTTTAATACTAATGTTGTAACAAAAGACATTGCTAAACTTACTGATGTTGAAGCAATAAAACGAAGTGTGAGAAATCTTGTACAACTTAATCATTATGAAAAACCTTTTCACCCAGAGATAGGTTCTAATATTCGTAGAACATTATTTGAAACTCTTTCACCAATTACAGCTGTTATGTTATCAGAGCAAATTGAAAATGTAATTAGAACATATGAACCAAGAGTTGAATTACATAGAGTTGACTCCATACCTAATTTAGATAGAAATGCATATGATGTTCGTATTGAATTTTTTATTGTTAATGCACCTGCAGAATTAGTTGCACTTGATGTATTATTAGAAAGAGTAAGATGATAGAAGATGGCCCTATGAAAGAACACATGGAAAGAAGTAAAGAAGGTGTTATCAAATCACAGTATATAACATACACAGTTAAGAATGGTATGTTAGTAAAAGAAATTAGTACAAGAGATTATAAGAATTCAGCAAAAGGTGACTATGTTGATTCTATAACTAGTGAACCAATAGTAGAGGTAAAATAATGGCAACGACAGATAAAAGATTAGATATTTCAGAATTAGATTTTGATGACATTAAAACAAACTTAAAAACATTTTTAAGAAACCAAACAGAATTTACTGATTATGATTTTGAAGGCTCAGGTATGTCTTCATTATTAGATTTATTATCTTATAATACTCACTATCTTTCTATGAATGCAAATCTACTTGCAAACGAAATGTTTATCGATACAGCATCATTAAGGTCTTCAGTTGTGTCACATGCTAAAACTTTAGGTTACACACCAAGAAGTGTAAGAGCACCACAAGCAACAGTTGATATAACTCTTAACGATACCTCTGTCACTACAGCAACTCTTGCAAGAGGTACAAAGTTTTCAACAGTGGTAAACGATGTAACTTATAATTTTTTAGTTAATACTGCAAGAACAAAATCAAGAGTTGATAATGTATTAACTTTTGATAATGTAGTTTTGTATGAAGGCTCTTTAATCACTACAAGATATACAGCAGACTCAACAAATGTAGACCAAAGATTTATTATACCTGATAGTAATGCTGATACAACAACACTAACTGTAAGTGTACAAAATTCGTCAACAGATACCACAACAACAGTTTTTACATTAGCAACAGATATATCTCAAGTATCAGATACATCTAACTCTTATTTTTTACAAGAGATAGAGAATGGTCAATTTGAAGTTTACTTTGGTGACGGAGTTATTGGTAAGGCTTTAACAGATAACAATATTGTTATACTAGAATATATTGTAACAAACAAATCAGCTTCTAATGGTGCATCTACCTTTACTCCGCCTGGTAGTATTAGTGGTTCATCTGATAATTCAGTTGCAACAGTTTCTACAGCGTCAGGTGGTGCTGAAGCTGAAAACATTCAAAGTATTAAATTAAATGCACCTTTAGATTATGCAAGTCAAGGTCGTGCAGTTACAACAAACGATTTCAAAGTTATTGTACCTACACTTTTTGCTAACACACAATCAGTTTCAGTATGGGGTGGTGAAGATAATGACCCTGCAAGTTATGGTAAAGTTTTTATATCTGTTAAAACAACAACAGGTTCAGACCTTACATCAACACAAAAAAGAAATTTAGAAAGTAGTTTAAAAAGTTATGTTGTTAGTTCTATTAGACCAGAGGTCGTTGACCCAGAAGTGATTTCTATTAGATTAACAACAACATTTAAATATAACTCTACTGCAACAACTAAAACTAATAACGATTTAGCAGCATTAGTTTCAACCACAATAGCAGATTACAATACAAACAATCTTGGATTATTTTCTGCACCATTTAGATATTCAGAATTGATAGGTCAAATAGATGATTCAGATACATCAATTAATTCTAACATTACTACTGTTCAAATGTCTAAAACATTTACACCAACTTTAAATTCATCTAGTTCATATACGATTGCTTTTAATAATGCATTCTTCAATCCACACTCTGGACACTCAAGTGTAATATCATCAACAGGATTTAAATTATCTGGTAATGAGAATGAATTATTTTTACAAGATGATGGCAAGGGTACATTACAATCTTATTATCTATCAGGTACAACAAGAATTATTGCAAATTCATCTTTTGGTACTGTTGATTATTTAAATGGTAAAATAGTTATCTCAAGTGCAACAGTTATTAGTGTATCTAATGTTGATAATGTTGCATCAACAAAAATAAGAGTTGTTGCTTCACCATCGTCTAATGATATAGTTCCTTTGAGAAATGACATTATAGAAATAGATACTTCTAATTCGTCTGTTACTGGTATTGTAGATACTGTATCATCTAGTGCTGGTTCATCAACTACAACAAGTTCGTCAGCAGTTACTACTGCAGATACTTCTAGTTCGTATGTAAGTTCTTCTAGTTCATCAAGTGGATACTAATGTCTAAATCTGTCTTTGACAAAAAACTATCACCTATATTAAGTGACTTTCTACCAGAGTTTGTCAGAGCAGACCATCCGAAGTTTGTAAGATTTTTAAAAGATTATTTTAAATTTTTAGAGTCAGCTGAACTAACCATATCTGGTACTGTTAATTATGTAGCTCAAGAAACTATTAGTAAGAATTATGTTTTAGATGAGAATGGTGATAATATTGTTTTACAAGATTCTGTTTCTAAATTTACAGAAGGTGAAACAATCACAGGTTCTACTTCTAAAGCCACTGCACAAGTTCTTGTTGATGATTTTGATAGTAATCAAAAACTTTACATAACTTCTAATCAAAAATTTATTACTGGTGAAACTATCACTGGTGCCACATCTTTATCTTCAGCAACAGTTACAAAGTATCGTGCAAATCCAGTACAAAATATTCAGCAACTTTTAGAGTATGCAAATGTTGATAATACAATCTATGATTTTTTAGATAAATTTAAAGATTCATTTTTAGAAGGTATTCCAAATACTCTTGCATCAGGTTTATCAAAAAGAAAATTAATTAAAAATATAAAAGATTTATATTCTGCTAAAGGAACAGAAAAAGGACACCAATTATTTTTTAGAATGTTATTTGACGATGAAGCAGAGTTGTTTTATCCTAGAGATAATATGTTACGAGTTTCAGAATCTACTTGGTCTGAAAATTCTTTCATGAGAATAATTGAAAACACAGGTTCAAACTTTACAGAATTACAAAATCAAACTATCACTGGTTCAACATCTGGTGCATCTATACTTATTGAAAATGTTACAAAGTTTACAGAAGATGGTGTTCAATATGCACAACTACAAGTTGCATTAGATTCTTTAGATGGAACATTTACTATTGGTGAAACTGTAACTGGTGCATCAAGTGTATCTGATGTTTCTATGAGTGGTACAGTTCAAGAATTACTTACAGGTGCAACAATAGATGCAGGTGGGCAGTATTATGAAGTAAACGATAGTGTTACAGTTAGTGGTGGTAATGGTCAAGGTGAATTGATTGTTAAACAAGTAGGTTCTGGTTCAATAGATGAAATTATTATTGATGATGCGGGTTCTGGTTATGCTGTAGGTGATAGTTTAATATTTAATAACTCTCTTACAAATGGCGGAGGGGCTGCAGCCGAAGTTGAAATCATAGGTGGTGCATTACAACTTGAAACAAAAACTTCACCTGGTAGGGTTATTACTGAAGAAAGAGAACAGATTGTTATCAATCACTCTTTTGGTTTTGATTTAGAAGAGGCAACTTATGAAAGTGCTTACATAGTTTTAAATAGAAGTGCAACACCTAATGTTGATGCAGGTGATAATATTATTTTAGAAGATAACTCTGGTTTATTACAAGCAGAATTATCTGCAGTTGATTATGCAGCACAAGCTTCAGAATCGACAGATTTATCTGGTGAAATAATTTTAGAAGATGAATTGAGTAACAAAGATTTAAAAGAAGAATCTTTTGAGTTATTAGATTTAAGATTAGAACAAACTGTTGGTACTGAAGAAAATATTTTATATGAAGATGGCTCATTAATACAATTAGAACCAAATACTTTACCATCAGGCGAAAGAGGTTCGATTCGTAAAGTTAAAATGTTATTAAAAGGTGACGGTTATCAAAGTCTACCTACTGTTACAGTTTCAAGTTCCACTGGGTCAAGTGCAGCAGTTATTGCTAAATCTACATCAGGTGTAGGTTCTATTGCTCAGTTTGCTGTTCAAAACTTTGGAGCTAATTATACAACTTCAGATACGATTACTTTAAGAAGAAATGTTTTAGTCAAAGATATAACTAGTGGACCATTTTCTGCAGATGAATCTATAAGTCAATTTACAGGACAAATAAAATCAATAGATGCTGATTTACAGATATTAGAATTATCTGGTACAAATATTCCTGATGAAGGTGATACCATTACAGGTTTAACATCAAGTGCATCAGCCTCTGTTGTACAATGTGAATCTGCAAGTGCTAGTATTACAACAGGTGCAGTAGGTACAAGTGTTGCTGATTTTGTTGATACATCTGGTCATGTATCTGAAGACTCTATGAGAGTTCAAGATTCTTATTATTATCAAGATTTTTCATATGTTGTAAAAATAGGTAACTCAATTTCTGATTGGAGAGATAGTATTAAAAAGGCTACTCACCCTGCAGGATTCCAAGTTTTTGGTCAAGTTACTTTTTCAAGTTTTGTACAAGCAACTATTCAAACTCCTACTGGTGGTTCAATCTCTGGATTTGTTGGTGATACAGAAACATTTACTCCAGAACTTGCTTCTACATTCTCTACATTATTCACTAGAGTATTTGGTAGAAGACTTGGTACTACATCTGATGGTACAACTTTAAATACAACTCCAGAAAGTGGATTTGATGCAAACACAGATGGTGGTGGCACTGTATTACCATCAGGTAAAAGAGAAGTTACACTTACAAGTTCCGTATCAGTTGCAACTGATGCTACAAGAGGTAAGAGTTCAACAGGACCATTCTTAAAGAACTTAACTTTATATGGTTTTATGGAAGATGGTTTTTTAAGTGACGATGAAAACATAGATGCATATTATTCTATTGACCAATTTGCAACATTTAAAATAAATGATGTTGATGCAACTGGTGGATTTAGTGATACTGATGAAGAAAAATTTGATTCGACTACAAGAAGTTTTGACGAAGTAAGAAACTTTCATACAATTAAATCATTAACAACAAGAATAAATGTTCCTCCAAGAGGTGAATTGAGAATTACTAAAACTGGAATGTTCCAGACATTTGACATGGATTTCAAAACATTTGATGATATAAGACAAACATTTGATGAAGGTTCTGGTGGTGGTATCACGATTGATACACTAGGTACAGAGTTCATAGATTTCTCTGAAACAACTTCAAGATTCGATTCTACTGCTGTGAAATTTGATGTTGGTTTTGCAGGGTTAACTAATCCACTAGACTTCTCACAAACACTATACAAATTTGATGATACACTAGGTGGTGATTATGCAAGATTTGA